GTGCGAAGGGTTACATCAAGGGCAACATGAAGCGTGAGGAGTTCTTCAAGGTCTCCAAGCGCGTCACGACGCCCCAGACGGTCTACAAGAAGCAGAAGCTGGACCGGGACGACATCCTGGACATCACTGACTTCGACGTGGTCGTCTGGCTCAAGGGCGAGATGCGTATCATGCTCGAGGAGGAGATCGCACGCGCGATCCTCATCGGTGACGGTCGTTCGCTCGGTGACGAGGACAAGATCGACGAGACGCACATCCGTCCGATCGCGACCGACGACGAGCTCTACGTCACGACGATCTACGTGAACGTCGACGACGCTAACTCCTCGGCTGACGAGATCGTGGACGCCCTGATCGCTCAGCGTCGCCACTACCGCGGTTCGGGCTCGCCGTCGTTCTACACCTCGGAGACGATCCTCGCCAAGCTCCTCACGGCTAAGGACGGCCTCCAGCGTCGTCTGTACGCAACCGTGCAGGACATCGCGGCGGCTATTCGCGTCAAGGAGGTCGTCCCCGTCGAGGTCTTCGAGGAGGTTCCCGACCTGGTTGGTATCATGGTCGACCTGTCGGACTACAACGTCGGTACGGACATGGGCGGCGACGTCTCGATGTTCGACGACTTCGACATCGACTACAACCAGTACAAGTACCTCATTGAGACTCGTCTCTCGGGTGCTCTGGTGAAGCTCAAGTCGGCTCTCGTGGTCCGGAAGGTTGCGGCCACCGACACGCTCGTCACCCCGACGGCGCCGACCTTCAACACCTCCACCAACGTCGTGACGATTCCGACCGTCACCGGCGTGACCTACAAGAACAAGCTGACGAATGCCACCCTCACCGCGGGTGCGCAGGCTGCTCTGCCCGCTGGCGAGAAGCTCGACGTCATCGCTGTCCCCGCGTCCGGCAAGTACTTCGCCAACAACGCGGACGACGAGTGGGTCTTCACCGGCCAGGCCTGAACGCTGCCTGAGTAATAGGCAAACTTCAAAATGGCAAAGTTTTACGGTGAAATCGGTTACGGTGTAACAGAGGAAACAACGCCTGGCGTGTATAAGGACGTCATCACCGAGTATAAGTACTACGGGGATGTTATCCGTAACACTCGTCGGCTTGAAAACGGCGATAAGGTTAACAACGATCTTACCGTCGGTAACTCTATTAGCATCGTCGCAGATGCGTATGCGAACCAGAACTTCTTTGCCATTAGGTACGTTAAGTGGGCGGGGACTCTGTGGACCGTTTCAGAGGTCGAAGTGCAGAGTCCCCGCCTAATCCTGAGGTTGGGGGGAGTCTATAATGGGCCAACGCCTTGAGCTTCACGCTCTGCTTAAGACTCTTACGCCAAACGTATATTTCCAACCTCCGGCTAGTGTGCAGATGAAGTATCCGGCAATCGTCTACGAGCGCGACAACGCTCATACTGACTTTGCAGGTAATTTGCCTTACCGGCACGTTAAGCGCTACCAGGTGACAGTGATCGATCAGGATCCCGATAGCGAGATCCCCGACAAGGTCGCCGCTATGCCAATGAGTTCCTTTTCGAGGCACTTCGCGGCAGCACAACTTAACCACGACGTTTATAGCCTGTATTTCTAGGAGGAATTACAATGGCTGCTCTTACCTGGGACCAGGTGGGTGAGCGGGTCTACGAGACCGGTGTCGACCACGGCGTTCTGTACCTGCAGAGCCCGACGACCGGCGAGTACGACACGGGTGTGGCCTGGAATGGTCTCACTGCGGTTACCGAGTCGCCCTCTGGTGCTGAGTCCAACAAGCAGTACGCAGACAACACTGTCTACGTGAACCTGATCTCTGCCGAGGAGTTTGGCGGCACGGTCGAGGCTTTCACGTACCCGGACGAGTTTGCTCAGTGCGACGGTACGGCTGTTCCGGTCCCCGGAGTCGCCGTCGGTCAGCAGGGGCGTAAGCCGTTCGGCCTCTCGTACCGGACCAAGATCGGTAACGACGTTGTCGGGCAGGACTTCGGCTACAAGCTGCACCTTATCTACGGCGCTCTTGCGGCTCCGTCGGAGAAGGCGTACAACACGGTCAACGACTCGCCTGAGGCCATCACCTTCAGCTGGGAGATCTCGACCACCCCGGTCGACGCTGGCGAGGACCTGAAGCCGACCGCTCAGATCACGATCGACTCGACTAAGGTCGCTGCGGCGGACCTGAAGGCTCTTGAGGACATCCTCTACGGGTCTGGCACCGAGACTGCTCGTCTTCCGCTTCCGTCGGAGGTCATCGAGCTGTTCCCGGGTGTCGTCACCCCGTAATAAAAGACCGGAGGCCAGAGAATGCTTAAGATCACTGTGCCGGGAGCCGACTTCTTCGATGAAACCACCGAAGAATTTGTCGTGTTCGGAGAAACGGTGCTTGAGCTAGAGCATTCTCTGGCCTCCCTTTCAAAATGGGAGTCAGTCTGGGAAAAGCCCTTTCTCGGCTCCGAATCTAAGAGCGACGAAGAGACGCTCGGTTACGTCATGGCCATGACGGTTACTCCGGATATTCCTCCGGAGGTTTACTCCAGGCTCTCTATTGAGAACATGGAGTCTATTAATAAGTACATCGAAGCTAAGATGACAGCTACGTGGTTCGCCGATCTAGAGCAGAAGCCTGCTCGTCGTGAAGTCATCACTTCTGAGATTATCTATTATTGGATGATCTCGCTTAACATTCCATTCGAGTGTCAGCATTGGCATTTGAATCGCTTGTTCACACTCATCAAGGTGCTTAACCAGAAGAATGCACCTGAAAAGAAGATGAGCAAGAGTGAACTGGCCGCTCGCAACCGCGCTCTTAACGAGCAGCGTCGAGCCCAAATGGGATCGAGGGGGTAATCGCATGGTTAGACTTATGTGGGGGAGCCCCGGTGAGCGGCGCTATGAGACTGGCGTCGATCGTGGAGTTCTCTACGTAGACGATGAAGAGGGAGTTCCTTGGAACGGCCTTATCTCCGTGAACGAAAAGCCTTCCGGAGGCGAGGCAACCCCTTACTACATTGACGGCTTTAAGTATCTCAATATTGCTTCTGATGAAGAGTTCGAAGCGACTATCGAAGCGTACTATTCACCTTATGAATTCGATAAGTGTGATGGCACGCTTTCCATGGTTTCTGGGTTGTTCATAACCCAGCAGCCAAGGCGTAAGTTTGGACTCTGCTACAGAACCAAGCTTGGTAACGATACCGGCGGTCAAGACTACAGTTACAAGCTGCATTTCATTTACAATGCTCTGGCAGCTCCTTCGGCTCGTAATAACAACACGGTCCAGGCATCAGTCACACCGGCAACTCTCAGCTGGGACATTACAACCACCCCGCCTGAGGTTCCCCCAGGATTCAAGCCAACATCGCATTTTATTTTGGATGCATCCATTGCCCATCCCGCCGTTGTTGCAGCCGTTGAGAATGTTCTTTATGGCTCTGATGATGGACCTCCCACTCTGCCTACTCCGGGGGAATTGGTGGAAATCGTTAATAACGCGGTAATGGAACTCGAGGTTGTACCCAATGCGGTTACCGGTATCGCGGCTCTACAGCCGTCTGAGCAGGTCGACCTTGTTGGTGACTTTAGTAGCGGTATTTACACCGCGCCAGTCGTTAGTACCCGACTTGAGGACGTTGACTCTGACGGCCTTTACACTCTGGAGGCGTGATGCCTACTTACGATAGGTTTCCAGGAGTCGATTCAAATAACGACTTCCCTCCAGCGGTTCGAGCACGCCTTATGGCACTCCTCGGGACGAAGATTACTGAGGACACTGGCGAAGAGTATAAGATTATTGTCTTCTCCAACGGCACTATTCGAGCAGTGCCTGTTGGTGCATTTTCTCCTCCGACGCCTACGGGACTCGCACGAGTCATTTTCGTGTCCCGCATCGCGCTAAGCTGGAACGCTACTCCTGGTGCATCTCAGTACGTCGTTTATCGCAACGGGTTGCAGATCGCAACCACGGCCTCGACCCAGTACACTGACTGGGATGTGGTGTCTGGTGGCAACTATTCGTACCAGATCCGAGCGAAGAACATTTATGAGCAGCAGTCCGGTCTTACGACGGCCGTAACAGCTACCATTACCCCTGACGACAATGTCGCACCCGAGGTTTCGGTTTCGTTGTGGCCGCCAGTTGCAGTCCCCGGGCAAAAGCAGATCGTTCGAGTTTGCGGGTACGACTTGGATGGGCAGTCGCTAGTCTTCGATCTGACGGCAACTACAGGTGGAACGCTCGAACCTACGAACGATCCGTCTGTTTGGCTCCTCACTACTGTCTAGGAGATATTTATGGTTGCCGTTCACGGTACCGCAACTGATGTTCTGGGGGCCACCGAGTCGGATGACGTTACTATCGTTACCGGCAGCGGTTCGGGCGACAAGGTCGTTCAGTGGCTACACAAAAACCGAGTTAACTTTAACTCGCTGGTTGATGTGGTTCGTCAAGGACCGCAGACATACGGCACATCACCCGCCGAAGTTGGTCTTCGATTTAAGGTCCAAAGGCCTTGCACGCTTACCGGCGGTCGTATATTCAAGGCCCCCGCTGCCGCTGGCACCATTCCGATTACGGTCTGGAATTATGACACGCACGTTCAGCTCGCAACCACAAATGTCACTTGGGTGGCAGACGATGGTGGACAGCGTGACTATGACATGCCTCCTGTCGAGCTGGTTCCGGGAGTTGAGTACTGCGTTTCATATTTCGCTAATGCCTACGCCGCAACTGGCTGGCGATTCAACGCTCAGACCTATTTCGAATGGCCTTTTGTAGTTATTGCGGGTGAGGTTCAGGGCGATGATGGTATCTGGCACACTGCCGGGTGTCATCACGATGGTACGCATGCTTTCCCTGAACAGAACCGCAATTCGAACTGGTACTGGATCGACGTTCGTGTTGAGTACGAGTCGCCGGTATGCACCTATAAGGGCGGTCGAGAATATTTCGAACAGTGGCCTAACTGGAAGCTGACCGAGTTTCCGATCGTCGTGTTTGCCGTCGACTATGGATTTGTCGGCGAGTATGTCTCTACTGGAGTTAATCTTCCACTTCCGTGGAATACGTTCGATTCACGTGATGAGATCATCGCAGCGAACACGCAGGTTATTGCTGGCGCGAATGATGGTATTTCTTCTCGATTTGTCGCAGCAGATCCTGAACTGGCCGAGCATGTTTCCGCTTACGTGTACTGGGATGAGCCAGATCTTCAGGGTACTGGAGACGGTACTCCGCAGAAGATGCGGGATGTCTTCCGATCAGCACGATCATTTGACTCGTCCCGGCCGATGTATTTCGGTTTCGGTTTGGCGATGCTTCGTGGCCAGTCCTTCTCTTGGTTCCCTAATGGTGCGCCATCGGAGGTTACAACTGCTAACTGGAGAGAGTCGGCTCAGCTGACTGACCTGGTTACCGGTGATGACTACTCGATCAACGACGGGGCTGGAATCTGGAAGTACGCTGTTCAGATGCATCGTCTTCGCGCGATCAATGACTGGCGAACTCCCGTCTGGGCAATTATCGAGACGTGTATTCTGCCTGGAGGAATCAAGAACCCGACCGTTCTGGAGATGAAGCAGGCAGCTATGCTGTCCATCATCAACGGAGCTCGAGGAATTGTGTGGTTCGACCACCAGTTCGCTTATAGTGCTCCGGATGGCAACTTCTACCCGCAGGACTTCCAGGCATATCTGAATGATCCAGTTAAGAAGGCTGGGCTCACTTCGTTCCATGGATTCCTTCAGTCCATCGCTGATGCTCTGTGGGCTCCGGAATCTGAGATGGAACGAACGGTCGAATCTTCTAACACCTCGGCAGGCCCTGTCGGTGGCGAAATGGGCGTTCCGATTCATGTGACGATTCGTGAGACTGAGGATTACAATTATATTCTCGCTCAGGCGGCTCGCCCTGGAACGACTGTTGGAACGTTCAAGATTCCGGCGCTCGCTAACGGCACAATCACGGTGCTTAACGAGTCTCGAACGATCTCGATCGATTCGACTGGTGAGTTTCTGGACACGTTCTCTGGAGATTACGAGTACCACGTTTATCGAGTCCCGGTGTCGGTTGCTCCGATCATCACAACCAATTCGCTGGGAACCATTCAGCGTACCGTTTCATATTCCAAGTCACTGGTCTCGCTCGGCGAAGCTCCAATTACTTGGTCTGTGTTTAGCGGTTCGCTCCCCGCCGGTCTCACGTTGTCTAGTAGCGGCCTTCTTTCGGGAACACCCACGACCAGTGGTTCATATTCTGTAACGATTCGAGCCACGAACTCGAGCGGTCACTTCGATAAGGTGTTTAGCGGTACGGTCCTTGTGGCGCCTGTGGCTCCGACCATCACCACGACCACCACAAACGCGATGGATACAGGCCATGCGTATTCTCAGACCCTTGTGGCTACTGGGGATTCTCCATTTACGTGGTCTGTGGCTTCGGGAGCGCTCCCGGCAGGCTTGACTCTGTCCAGCTCTGGCGTGCTCTCTGGAACCCCGACGGCCATCGGAAGTGGATCCGTTACCGTTCAGGCAACTAACCTTGCCGGTTCGGACACTCAGGTTCTGTCTTGGACGGTTACGGCCCCGGTTGTGGTCGAATACAACGTCTTCGGCAATTCAGCTCCGCCAACCACGCTTACAGCCTACGATGATGGAAACGGTTCACTGGTTACAACCAACCAGTTCCGGACTATCGGTACTCTACAGCCCGATTGGCAGCATGTCGGTGTTCGAATTTACATTCCTTCGGGCGCAACGGGCGGAATACTCACCGACGGCGGTAAGGTGTGGATGGTTCGCAATAATCTTGGCGCTGGCGCTATTGACGGCGGAACTGGGGATATCCTTCCGCAGGACTTTAATGTCGGTGTCGTTAGTGGAACACAGATTGTTCGCGGGACATTTGGAACTTTGATTGCCGGTCAGTGGAATGATATCTACTTCGATGAAGGTCTGGAGCTAGATGTCAACTGGGGCGATGGCTTCCTGGTGGCTATTGGCTGGGATTCTGGGTTGTACTACGTTCACGGCAACCCTTCGGGACCGACTGCTACGAGTCATATCACCCTCGACGAGTCTACTAATTTCCGATCCTTTAATACTATGGCGGGTGTTGGTGGATCTGCACACTACGGCCTCGATGTAATCCTTCGCAAGCCGTAAGAAATCTACCCACGGCGTCATTGGTTCCCATTACGATCCGATGGCGCCGTGGGTACACTTCAAACTTTCAAAATGGGAGTCAAGTTGATCACTTTCGAATCGAGTGGCTCCTTCAAGAACTTGGAGCGCTTCCTCCAGAAAATGTCCGGTGGGGAACTTTTCCGTACTTTGGAACGTTTCGCTCAGCAGGGCGTGAACGCACTTTCTAGTGCGACCCCTATTGAGTCGGGGTTGACGGCCTCCTCTTGGTCTTACGAGTTAAAACACTCTCTAACCTCATATTCGATCACATGGACGAATAGCCATATTGTTGATGGCGTTCCGATTGCGATCATCCTGCAATACGGACATGGAACTGGTACTGGCGGATACGTCAGCGGCCGTGACTACATCAATCCGGCTATCAAGCCCATATTCGACAAGATCGCCGATGAGGTGTGGAAGGTGGTGACCTCAGCATGAGTACGATTGACGAGCGCGTCGTCAACATGAAGATGAACTCCGGACAGTTTCTGAATGGGGTTAAGGGTGTCATCGACGCGCTTGCCAACCTGAAGAAGGGTCTTGATCTTAAGGGTTCGACTAAGGGCCTTCATGATCTGGATCAGGCCGGTAAGAGGTTCAACCTCGATGCGATGTCGTCAGCCGTTCAGGGTGTTTCTGGTAAGTTTCTAGCGCTTTCCACAATCGGAATTACCGCGCTGGCGAATTTGACGAATAAGGCAATTGCCGCCGGTTCTCAGATTGCCAAGTCGCTAACCGTCGAGCCGATTAAGACTGGTCTAGCCGAGTATGAGACCAATCTGAATTCCATTCAGACAATCCTTGCTAACACGCAGGCGTCTGGAGCAACTCTTAAAGATGTTAATGCGGCACTTGCCGAACTGAACACCTACTCCGACAAGACGATTTATAACTTCTCGGAGATGGCCAAGAACATCGGTACCTTTACGGCCGCCGGTGTTGCCCTCGGTCCGGCTACAGCGTCAATCAAGGGTATTGCGAATCTTGCGGCGCTTTCGGGCTCGAACTCGCAGCAGGCCGCGGGAGCGATGTACCAGTTGTCGCAGGCTATTGCATCCGGCAAGGTTTCGCTCATGGACTGGAACTCAGTTGTTAACGCCGGTATGGGTGGTACAACCTTCCAGCGAGCTCTGGCTCAGACTGCTGTGGCTATGGGTACGCTTGATGAGAAGTCTCTCAAGTTGTCCGGAGCAATGAAGAACGTCACGATCGACGGGCAGTCTTTCCGTGATTCTATTTCTGCTGAGGGCGGCAAGGCTACATGGCTTACCTCCGATGTCCTGACGAAGACACTTCAGCAGTTCACCGGAGATATGACCGATGCTCAGCTTGCCGCTGAGGGTTTCTCGGCCGAGCAGATCAAGGCTATTCAGGCGACTGCTAAGACCGCTCAGCTTGCTGCTACCGAGGTTAAGACGCTTTCTGGCGTTCTAGATGTCGCCAAGGAAACCGCCGGTTCGGGTTGGGCTCAGACCTGGCAGATTGTGTTTGGTGACTTCGCAGAAGCTAAGTCCACGTTCACAGAAATGTCGAACACGGTCAACGGCTTCATCAATGCCTCTGCGAATGCCAGAAATGATATGCTTCGTGAGTGGGACAAGCTTGGTGGTCGAACGGCAGCGATCGACGCGATCAAGAACGCATTTGATGCGCTTATTTCAGTCCTAAAGCCGATCAAGGAAGCCTTCCGCGAGATATTCCCAGCGACTACTGGTCAGCAGCTTTATAATTTCACTGTGGCTGTGCGTGACTTTATGGAGACACTCAAGCTCAGTGGAGATAACGCCAAGAACCTCAAGGCAACCTTCAAGGGCGTCTTTGCCGTGTTCGATATCGGCTGGACCGTCATCAAGAAGGTTGCTGATGTCCTTAAGAATGTGTTTGGCGCAGTGTTTGATGGCGGCAGCGCATTTCTTGAGACCACGGCCAGCATTGGCGATTTCCTTGTAAAGCTAGACCAGTCGATCAAGTCAGGTGAAGGTCTTACTAAGTTCTTCAACCGTTTGTCCTACATTCTTGTGTCTGTCGTTACAGGCATTAAGAACGTTGCGTCGGCGATTGTAGACTTCTTTAAGAGCTTTGCTTCTGGAGACGATGCCACTAGCGGCTTTAGCTCGTTCATCGACAGCGTCCAGGCTCATCTGCATCCGATATCTTCTCTTCTTGACGCGATGTCGAAGATTTGGAGCCGACTTGGAGACGTTATGTCTCGAGTCTGGGAGATGATGGGGCCGCTTGGCGAGGCAATTGGAAACGCTCTCTCCGGTATCGGTGATGCAATCGCCAATGCGATGACCAACGGCGACTGGTCTACGGTTCTCGACACGGTCAACACTGGTCTCTTTGCTGTACTGACTCTCGCGATCAAGAAGTTCCTCTCGAATGGAAAGATCTTCAGTCTCGAGACTGGTGGCGGTGGTGGAGGATTCCTCGACGGGATCAAGGAAGCTTTCGGTGGTCTTACTGATACGCTCTCTGCGATGCAGGCCAACCTCAAGGCTGGAACGCTCATCAAAATCGCAGGCGCTGTGGGCATCCTTGCAGCTTCTGTAGTTGCATTGTCGATGATCGATTCAGCAGCCTTGACGAAGAGCCTCGGCGCAATCACCGTCATGTTCCTTCAGCTTGGAATCGCCATGGCAGCGATTCAGAAGATCGGAACTCTCGGCGGTGCTCTGAAGCTGGCTCCGGTGGCGGCTGGTCTTATTCTGCTGTCCGGCGCGATTCTTATTCTGTCGGCAGCAGTTAAGAACCTCTCAGGAATGAATTGGGGGGAGCTCGCTAAGGGCCTTGCCGGTGTGATGGCTCTGCTTATCGGAATTTCTGGCGCTGTTCAGTTGATGAAGGGCGCCGGTAAGGGAATGATTGTTGCTGGCGCAGGTATGCTTGCCATATCTGTTGCTCTAAACATTCTTGTTCTTGCCGTTAAGCAGTTTGCCGGTATGGAATGGGGCGAGATCGGTAAGGGTCTTGTCGGCGTAGCTGGATCGCTTCTGGTTATTGCCGGAGCTATGCAACTTATGCCTGCAACTCTACCTCTTACGGCTGTTGGACTTATCGCCGTTGGCGCAGCACTGGTTATCATCGGTTCCGCACTTAAGATCATGGCTAGCATGTCTTGGGAAGAGATCGGTAAGGGTCTTACGGTTCTTGCAGGTTCTCTGATCATCATTGCTGCCGCCACAACAGCTATGATTGCTGCACTTCCGGGTGCTGCCGCACTGGTTGTGGTTAGCGCTGCGCTGGTTATTCTTGGCGCTGCTCTTAAGATCATGGGTGGTCTTAGCTGGGGCGAAGTTGCAGTTGCTCTTGTGACGCTTGCCGGGTCTCTGGTGATCATCGCTGTTGCCGTAACTGCTATGGTAGCTGCCCTTCCTGGAGCTGCGGCCTTGGCGATCGTTGCTGGGGCTCTGGCGCTTCTTGGGCCTGTTCTGTTGGCTCTTGGAGGCATGTCCTGGGGCGAGATCGGCAAGGGTCTTCTTATGTTGGCCGGTGTCTTTCTCGTAATTGGCGTGGCTGGAGCGCTACTTACTCCAGTCATTCCGACGCTTCTTGGGCTTGGTGCCGCTATCGCTCTTATCGGAATTGGCACTCTCGCCGCCGGAGCAGGGCTTTTGGCCTTCTCAATCGGTCTGACTGCTTTGAGTGCTGCTGGTGTTGCAGGTGCAGCTGCCATCACGGCTATCGCATCAGCAATCATCGGACTCATTCCGATGGCTATGGAGGCGCTCGCCAGAGGTATAGTGGCCTTCGCAGGCGTTATTGCTGGGGCTGGTCCTCAGATGACCAATGCGATGACTACGCTTATCATGTCGCTTCTTAACGCTATCAATAAGGTGGCGCCTAAGATCATTTCGACGCTGGCGAACCTGATCCTTAAGCTGCTTAACACCCTTGCTAAGTATGTTCCGCAGTTTGTCACTGCCGGTCTTAAGCTCATCACTGGAGTTCTTCAAGGTATCGCCAACAACATCGGTAAGATGGTTACGGCGGCAACGAATATCGTTGTTAACTTCCTGAATGGTATCTCCAAGAATATCCCTCGAGTTATTCAGGCGGCAATCAATCTGATCTTGGCCTTCGTGAACGGGTTGGCGAATGCTATCCGCTCCAACCAAGGACGAGTCGACGCGGCCATGCAGAACCTGGCTAGTGCAGCTATATCTGCATTTGGTCATGCCATTGCCAATGTCGGAGCTCTTGGCGGTAATATTGTTTCGGGTATCGCTAACGGCATTCGAAATGGTATTGGTACCGTGATCAACGCGGCTCGTAACCTAGCGCATAGTGCACTTAATGCAGCTAAGGCAGCCCTGGGTATTCACTCTCCATCTAAGGAGTTTGAGAAGCTCGGTAAGTTCACTAACGAAGGTTACGCCAAGGGTCTTGTTGGGTCTAGCGCTAGCGTTAAGGCTGCTGCTAAGCAGATGATGGACTTGGTTAAGCAGGCTCGACTGGCTTCATGGGAAGACGTGAAGAAAGCCAGGGCTGACATTTCCAAGTACAAGGAACAGCTCGTCAAGGATAATCACGCCATTGCTAAGGCCGAGGAAGCACTCGATAAGGCTCGTCGCAATGGTAAGGGCGTTGACGAAGCCAAGTTCCGTCTTAGCCAGCTAATTAAGGAGCGCAACAAGGATACCGCGTCTCTTAAGGAGGCCCAGAAGGCTCTCGCCCAAGCAACTAGCGAGAACAAGAAGGCCGCCGAGGCACAGCTTCTCCTGACGACCCGGTTCAAGAACCAGAATGCCGCTCTTGAGCGACTCGGTAAGCAGCATGACGCCATCGCTAAGAAGCTTGAAGCTGCCAACCAGAAGCTCAAGGACGCCAAGAAGGTTCGAGACGACTACAAGGCCAGCACCATTGATCAATTCGATGATCTGGCTAGCATCGGCGAAGATACCAAGGTCGATGACTACTTGACGAACCTGCGTGACGATGTTGAGAAGACAAACCGTCTTAATATCGTTCTTGCTGAACTCGCTAAGAAGGGGCTCAGTGATAAGGTTTACAAGCAGATCGTTTCTCAAGGTACGGCAGCACTTCCGTTTGCAGAACAGCTACTTAGCGGTGGACAGGATCAGATCAACGAGATTAACAGTCTCGGGGCTCAGCTTGACACCGCAGCTAAGAAGCTTGGTTCTGCAGCCTCTACGGAGTTGTACCAGGCCGCGGTGGATTCTGCAGCCGGACTCGTCAAGGGTCTTCAGTCGCAGCAGAAGAATATCGAAGCCATCATGGATAAGATCGCAGATTCAATGGTCGCCTCTCTGAAGAAGAAGCTCGGGATCAAGTCCCCGTCTAGGGTGTTCGCCTCTCTTGGTGGATTCTCTACGGCCGGATTTGCTAAGGGGCTCAAGAACTCTTCGCACGTGGTCGAGAAGGCTTCGGCTAACGTGGGCGATAAGGCGATTAATGCGCTTAAGGAATCTATGAAGAGGGCTAAGGATCTTGCTATGGACGAGGTTAACGTTAACCCGTCGATCCGTCCAGTACTTGATCTGTCTGCTGTTAAGCAGGCCTCTGGTCAACTTAACGGAATGCTAACTCCTGGGGCCTTGTCCGTTCAAGCATCTAATGCGAGGGCGACATCGCTTGCTGCCGACGAACTGTCTAAGCGAGAATTGGTTGAACTGCGTGACCGAGTTCGCGCAGAGAACGAAGCCAAGGTTACGTTCATTCAAAATAATAATTCGCCGAAGACATTGTCGGCCGCCGAGATCTATCGGCAGACCAAGAACCAGCTGTCAGTCGCGAAGGGAGCGCTGCCTAAGTAATGCTTACCATGGTTGAAGTTCACACCGCGCAAGGCGACGTGCTAGCACTCCCTCTGTCGGATGTTTCAACCGGGTATGTGGTCGAAGATATTGCTGGACTGGACCCCGTTAAGGCTACTTTGGTTTCATCGCCATTTGCTAGCATTGATGGGGTCCAGTTCCAGTCTAGTCGACTGGATGCTCGAAACATCGTTCTTAAGCTGGGTCTTAAGCCTCATTACGCAGCCACTACTATGACTGCGCTGAAGCAAAGACTTTATAGCTTCTTCATGACCAAGTCCCTAATCAAGTTCGTCTTTTATGAAGACGGAGTTCCCTTTGTGGAAATTATGGGCCGGGTCGAAACTTGTGATATTCCTAAGTTTGTTAAGGACCCCGAAGCCACAATTTCGGTAATGTGCTTCGAGCCCGACTTTATCGCGGTTAACTTGGTGGAGCTTGACGGCTTCACCACTTCCGGAACACTCACGCAACCTTTCTCTTACGAAGGTAGTGTGCCGACTGGGTTTGTATTTAAGCTTAGAGCCAATCGTGCTCTTAGCGATTTTACGATTTACACTCAGCCTGCAACAAATGATCTATTCACCCTTGGATTCTCTGCGCCGCTACTTAACGGGGACGTAGTCGAGATCAGTACCATCCCTGGAAACAAGTACGCATCACTTATTCGGTCGGGCGTTCGGAATCCTATTGTTTTTGGCGTTGCGCCGACGGCGAACTGGATGAGTCTCCAGCCGGGGGTGAATAACGTTCGAGTGTTTACATCGGGGGCTGCAATTCCGTGGTCGATCGAGTATCTGCCTAGGTATGGGGGGCTCTAGTGGACCTTTACGTTCTCGATGAGCTCTTTCGACGGACAGCGATCCTTGACAAGTACGAGTCTCTGATTTGGACTGAGCGATATTCGTCCTGGGGCGACTTCGAGCTTAAGATCTTCTCAACACGGGAATCTAGAACACTTCTCGCAGTTGATACATATCTGGCAATTCCGAAGTCTTGGCGTGTCATGAAGATCGAAACCGTCGAAAGCGGCGTCAACGATGATGGTGTCGCCACGCTGACTGTTACAGGGAGATCGATCGAGCTTTGGCTGGACGACAGAGCAGCTATGCCTGCTTTGGCTGGACTTACGGCTACTCCAAATTGGACCCTAACGGGAACTCCTGGAACGATCGCTCGTAAGATCTTCAATGATATTTGCGTAACAGGGGTCATCAACGTAGCCGATAGAATTCCTTTCTATCACTCTGGAACCTTGTTTCCCGCCGGTAACATCGAAGAGCCATCAGAGACCATTACGATCTCTCTTGAGCCGGATTCGGTTTACAACTCGATTAAGAAAATCTGCGATATTTATCATCTAGGCTTCCGTCTTGTTCGGAACAACGATATGTCTCAGATCTACTTCGATGTCTACACCGGAGATAACAGGACCTCTGCTCAGGCGCTTAAGTCTGCCGTCATCTTCAACCCACAACTCGACAACCTCGACAATACTTCTGAGCTGACATCGACTGCTCAGTTCAAGAATGTTGCATATGTTTTCGGGGCTAATGGGACAGCTGTCGTAACTGCAGACTTTGTTGATGAGACCGTGGAGGGTAAGGACCGTCGAGTTCTTTTAGTTAATGCGTCGGATATTGATCTGGCCGCAGGATCTGCTCTTACGGCTGCTCTGGAGCAACGAGGTCGTGAGGCCCTTGCTGAGCATCGTCTTGTTATTGCATTCGATGGCGAGATCCCCCAGTTCGGATCCTATACATATGGGATTGACTATGGGCTGGGCGACCTGGTCGAGAAGCAGAATGTCGATGGCGTTACCACCAATATGCGAGTGACAGAGCAGATCTTTGTCTCTGACGCCGAAGGTGATCGGTCATATCCGACCCTCGCAATCGACACGCTGATTACGCCGGGTACTTGGTTGTCGTGGACTTCTAATGAGGTCTGGGATGACGTCGACCCGGAGCTTGACTGGAATGAAGCCTGATATTCGAAAGGGGTGAGACATAATGGCCGTAGGAGATGACGCACAGGCAGCCGGATATCCTCTAGTCCCTGGGACGGGGGAAGAGGGGCGTGTTCGGTGGGGCGCTCGTGAGATCAATAGAACTCGCGATTTCATCGCTCAGGTTAAGGGTATGATCCCCACAGTTTGGCCAATCGCTAAGGGCGGAACTGGAGCCACTACAGCTGCTACTGCACGTAGCAACCTTGGGATCAAGTCAGGTACCGCTTCCCCTTCAGGGGGTAATGACGGTGATATCTACTTCAAGATCATTGTTTGAGCTGACCTATGGCTAGCGCAATCAAGGACGTTAGTACCTATGGTCGCTGGCAAATCGTTGTAGACCTGGTTTCGCAGAGTGTTAGTAATAACTACTCGCGTGTTCGCGTCCGCGGAATCATGTATAACGATGGTGGCAGCACGTCGTTCAACAACAACGGGATCTCGAAGAAGATCACCGGCTCGAAGAGCTGGAGTGACACTAGCGCTTTTAGCGTTGCTGGACATAGCTCATCGACGATCATCGATGAGACGTTCACGATTGATCATGACTCGAATGGAAACGCATCTGTAAGTTTTACCGTTTCATACGGTGCTACAGGTACATCCACATTCGGTGGCGGCGCAAGCATTTCAACGTCTATGACGTTGGATAGGATTCCACAGGAACCTAAGGCGCCACCTGGTCTTACTCGATCGTTTACCGCTCCTCGAAATATTAAGTTGACGTGGGATGCAGCCAATAACATGGGTGCTACCATTACCAACTATGTTGTCCAGTACGATGACAACTCGAGCTTCTCTAGCCCGACGAATGTGTCTGCTGGTACAGATCGAACCCAAACGATCACTGTTCCATCTGATGGGAAGACCTGGTGGTTTAGGGTCTACGCGGTCAATTCCAGAGGAAACGGTCCGCCGTCTTCCGCGGTATCGTACGCAGTTCCAGATATCCCATCGGCTCCTGGAAAGCCAACGCTCACCTACACGCCAGCTACGACCATGAAAATCGCGTGGTCGGCGCCGTCTAATGGTGGCGCGGCAATCACCGGCTACATTGTTCAGTACGATGACAACTCAAGCTTTACATCGCCTAAGTCTGTCTCTACTACCGCAACCTCTATTACCGTAACAGACATCACTGTCGGTCCTACATGGTATTTCAGAGTGATTGCCAAGAACTCTCAAGGCAATAGTGCGGCATCAGCAGTAGCATCAATGCTTATTGTCTGCGGCCCTCGCGTAAATGTAGCCGGAGCATATAAGAACACTGTGGCCTATGTTAATGTGGGCGGTGTGTGGAAAACGGCTATCCCTTACGTCAACGTAGCTGGCGTATGGAAAATCGCGGGGGGTTAATGTGACTACGGACGTGCTAGTTCCGGTTGTAATCGCCGTTATCACGTCTCTGCTCGCATCGCAGGGTTTTTGGGCCTATCTTCAACGAAAGGATACGAAGAAGAGCGCAACGCTAAGGCTTCTCCTTGGCTTGGCTCACGATCGGATCATCTTCGTTGGGATGAGCTATGTGGACCGAGGCTGGATCAGTAAGGACGAATATGAGGACTTCTTCAACTACCTCTATCAGCCTTACGCCGACTTCGGTGGTAATGGTCTTGCAGAAAAGATCATGCAAGAGGTGATCAAGCTTCCGATCCGCGGTAAGCCTACCGCCGAATTCCATATTATTAAGGAGAAACGTGAGCATGAGCACACCCCTTCCGACTGAGAAGCAGGCGACTCCTCTTCTCAGCAATACCGTCTATGATCGTCTGAAGTGGGTTGCGCAGATCGGTCTTCCGGCTCTTGGCGCGCTCTACTTCGGGCTTGCTCAGATCTGGGGTCTTCCGTTTGCTGGGGAGATTGTTGGCACCATCACGGTCGTCGACGCTTTCCTGGGTGTACTTCTCGGTCTCAGCACCAAGTCGTACAACAACAGCGACGCGAAGTATGACGGTGCGCTCGTGGTTGACTCGTCCAATCCTGACAGGGATATCTACAGCTTCCAGCTTAACGATATGCCTGAGTCTCTTAGGGAGAAGGACGAACTCTCGTTCAAGGTTCAGAAGCCTGCTAGTTAAAGAAGCACCACGCAGGTTTTACAAGCCTTAAAATGAGACCCACTGAAAGGAGACCCCCATGTCTGACAAGACCCAGGACCAGTCACCGCTCGAGGACGCGCGAGAAGCGCTCCTGTCCGAGATGGCTAGCTTTCAGGCCGAGACTGACGAGTACGCTAAGTGCATAGAACAGCTCGTGAAGATCGAGAAGCTTATTCTTGATCGGGACAAGCTCAACCTCGACCGTATCAAGCTCGAGGCAGAGTTCGTTGCCGATCGAGAGAAGAGCAAGATCACACTTCGCGACTGGATTCCTGCCATTAGCAGCGCCGCCGGAATCGTTCTGATCGTTGGCTTCGAATCGGCAGGACGCATCTTCACGTCCAAGGCGATGACCTTTGTTCCGAAGTCTCGCTGATATCTGACCCCTCAGCAGATCGAACCTAGAGCCCCCGTATTAGCCTAACCGCTTTTACGGGGGTTCTAAGTTTGCGAGGTATTAAAAAATTGTCTCGCATAAATTACATGTCATATAATGAGACCCCTCCACTGAAAGGTACTGAAATGACCCAGGATGAGTACTCCATCTACGCCATGCTCCTCGAGCGCCCCGGCCAGATGTTCATCACGCCCGATGGCACCGCGCTTTACACGCTGGTCGACGGGATGATGCACAAGTGGACCGGCCCGCACTTCGGGTTCATGACGGACGAGGAGATCAACCTCTTCATTCAGAACACTGTCACTGCTGCTCTCAACTAACCTCAACACCAAGGACCCCTAACACGGGTTCTTGGTTTGTCTCTAGGTCGCGAAAATTACATGGCATATAATGAGACCTCTTGAAAGGAGACTCATCATGCGCACTCTTCGCGCTGACCAACTTGGTCCCGGCCACATCGTTTCTATCCCCCAGAAACTGTCCG